TCAGGCGCCCACCACCCGCGTCTCCGCCAGCCCCGGCCCATAGACCGCCGAGATCTGCGCCACCGAGACCTCGAAGGGCAAGGTCAGACCATCGGTATCCTGATCCGCCGCTCTATAGGTCCAGCCCGGCGCATCCACCTGTTGTTCGCGCAGGATGCTGCCACCCGCCGTGATGCGCAGCAGATAGCGCTCGCTCTCCTCGCCCAATGGCACCTCCGGCACCTCCCAGGCATCGCCGTTCAGCCGTGTCCGCCTGATCCAGCTCAGGTCAAAGCTGCTATCCGCCCGTTTGACCACCCTCAGGTGACAGGGGCTCAGCGGGCGCTGCCCGTTTCCGGCAAAGGCCGTCACCAGATGGCGATAAGACGGATCATCATAGCCGCGCCGCGCGGGCCCGATGCGGAAATGCTGCGCCACCTGGCGCAGGTTCGGGCTGAAATCAATCTGTTGCGGCCTGCCGTCCAGCAGGACAAAGCGCGACCCGGCGGGCCAGGCCGGCGGCATCAGCGCGTCACTCCCCGCCTGCCCCCGCAGCCGCCCCGACAGCCAGTATACCCCCGGTGCCACCAGCGTCGCGGTCCGGAACTGGAACAGCTCCCAGTTGTCCGCCGATCCATCTCCGATCGCCGCCAGGTTCGCCCCGCTCAACAGTGCCTGCTCGGTCACCGATTCCAGCGCGCCGGCGGTCAGCCTGACCTCCAGGGCGTCGCCCCGGTCGATCACCCCCGGCGATGCCGCCGGCAGATCGTTCAGGGTCACGCCAATGGTGCTGCGCGCGGGCAATATCCCGTTCAGCCGGTAATTGGCATCGGTGCTCGACTGATAGACCGCAACCGCCCCCGGCCAGGGCTGCGCGGTTGCCGCCAGATGCGGCGCATGCGGCACCTCGTCGCCGCGCAGCAGCGGCAGGTCCATGAAATAGGGCTGCACCGGCACCGGCGCTGCAAAGGGCCGCAATGGCACCAGCTCATCCGTGAGGTCAGCGGCGTCATAGACCTCCGGCTCGATCCGCACCGCGTCCACCAGCTGCACGTCCGATTGCTCCACCCGGTCGATCCGGTACAGCGCCGCGCCCTCCTGCCCCTCGCCGGGCAGTTCAATCACATCCCCCGCGCCCAGCGCGAGCCTTGAGGGCGGCAGGGCCAGCCGCAGATGCCCGCGTGCCACCCGCGCCTCCACCAGCCAGCGTTCGGCCACCTGTCGGCCCTCGGCCCGGGTCAGTGCCATGTTCAGCTCTGACGCCGCAACCGCATGGGTCGCCTCATCGGGCAGAACCGCCTCCTCTGCAATGGTGTCAAAATTGCCATCCGCCTGCACGAAGCGCAGCCGCACCCGGCCCGAGATTTCCGCCTCCGCCTCGCGCAGCTGTTCGCTTACCCCGTCCAGCTCCTCGCTGACCGCCAGCAGCGCTGGGTCCAGCACCTGCGGCTTCAGCCCGTCCCGCGACCGGAACGACAGCACGCCGTCCCGCTCGACCGCATCGAACCCGTGGCGCAGCATCAGCGGCTGCAACGCTGTCCGCGCATCCGCCACCTGATCCAACGCATAGCCGCGCACATATCCATGCAGCCCCTGCGTACTGTACGCATCCAGCCCCGCCCGCCTGCAGATCTCTCCCACCACAGAGGCCAGCGTGCGGGCAGAGCTGCGCCCGTTGATCCAGTGACCGCGCGCATAATTCTGCCCGTCGCTCCACAGATCGCGGTTGTTGGGAAAGAACGGATAGGGCCGCACGTCCCAGGCCCAGACAAAGGCCCGCGTCATGTCCAGCATCCGCCCCTCATATTCCGATGACAGCGGATTATGCGCCGGGTCCCCCCAGTAGGAGGACATCGCCCGCAGATACTGCATCTGCATCAGATCATCGCGCGCACCCGTCGAATACCGCGGCAAAGCACTTTCCGAGCTTTTCTGATCCAGAAACTTGTTCGGTTCATTGGCCCCCTTGTCCACCGCCGCACAGCCATATTCCGTAAACCAGATCGGCTTCGATGCAGGCACCCAATCCGTCGGGTTCTCCTGCCGCAGGCCCCCCAGCCGCTCATGATGCGCATTCTGCCACCAGTTGCGGATGTCCTTGTAGCGGTAGACCCAGGGCTCATCATAGGCGCCATCGGTGATCTCTGTCCGGATCTGCGCCGCACGTGCCTCGGGCGAATGATAATAGAAATCATAGCCTTCGCCGCCCTCGATGTTCCCGCGCAGGTAATCGAGGTCATGGATCGCATCATGATCCTGCGCATCCAGATGATCCTCACCTTCGCGCCAGTCCGCCAGCGGCATGTAATTGTCGATCCCGATGAAATCGACGTTGTCATCCGCCCAGAGCGGATCAAGGTGAAAGTACAGGTCGCCACTGCCATCCTGCGGCTGATAGCCGAAATATTCGGACCAATCCGCCGCATAGCTGATCTTGACCTGCGGCCCCAGCAGGGCACGCACCTCCCCCGCCAGCGCCCGCAACCGCGCCACCGCAGGAAAGCTGTTGCCGCTGCCCCGGATCTGCGTCAGCCCCCGCATTTCCGAACCGATGCAAAAGGCCTCGACCCCGCCCGCAGCAGCACAAAGCGCCGCGTAATGCAGAATGAACCGCGACAAGGACCATTCATCCGGCCCGGAATAGCTCACCATCTCGCCCGACACGGCAAAATCCGCCGCCGTGACCGTGCCAAAGAACGCATCGACCTCTGCCTCTGCCCCGGCGGTGCCATCGGGGCTGCCGGGCCGTCCCGGCGCCTGCGACAGGGTGATGCGCCCGCGCCAGGGCAGTTTCGGCTGGCTGGTGGCATCGCTGTAGGGGTCGGGCAGGTTGTTCCCCTCCCCCTGATCCATCAGGATAAAGGGGTAGAACATCACCGCCTTGCCCGCCGCCGTCATCGCCTGAATGGCCTCGATCACCGAACGGTCCGTCGGCGTGCCGCCATAGACCGGCCTGCCGTCCTGCCGGGCGATGACCTGCGCCGCGCTTCGGGTCAGCCCCGCCACCTGCCAGGCCATGTTTTCCCCTTCGATGGTGGGGTCTTCCACCTTGGGCCGGACCGTACATTCCCCACAGCGCAGGTCATCGCCGAACCAGGACACCACCAGCGATGCGGCTTCCAACTCGGGCAGTTCCTCGCCCAGCGCCTCCAGCGACACGGCAAAATCCGCATTGCCCTGCGGCGTATTCACATTGGCACTCCACCGCGCCTCTGCACCATCGACGTAAGTAACATCGGTCGTTGCCAGCCCGTATTCACCCGTCCCGGGGATCAGGGCGACACCGCGCACCCCATGGGTCGGCATATGCTCCCAACCCGGCGCGCCGCGCTGTTCGGGGCGCAACACCTCAAAGGAAAACTGCGGCACCCGGTTGCCAAAAGCCGCCAGCTGCAGATCCTCCATCACCACATAGGCGGTCCCGCGATAGGCAGGCACCTGCCCCGCGCCCTCGATCGCCTCCATCACCGGGTCCGGCAATTGATCCGCCCCTCCGGTATAGACCCGCATGTTCAGATCGTCCCGGGCCACTTCCTCCCCATCGGCCCAGACCCGCCCGATGCCGGTGATCTCCCCCTCGCAAAGCGCGATGGCAAGGCTCACCGAATAGCTGTACTCGGTTGTCTGCGGCGTGGGCCGCGCCCCCTTGCCCCCGCCCGAGACATTCACCACCTCCTGAAAATCCGACACCCAGATCACATGTCCGCCAATGCGCATCCGGCCAAAGACCTGCGCCACCGGTTCCCCTTCGCCCGAGCGGGTCAGGCGAAACCGGTCCACCTTGCCGGTCTCCACCGCCTGCCCGCCCTGCCCCAGCAGCCGCTGATCGACAAAGCGGCCCAGCGTCGCCCCCACGGCACGTCCGATGGCAACCGATGACAGCCCCGCCAGCGTGCCGCCGACAGAGCCACCCAATGCCGCACCCGCAGCCGAAAAAATCACCGTTGCCATCAACCGTCTCCTTGAGGAAATTCAAACCGCGCCACGATCCGTCGCGCCCAGGGGGCGCTCAGCGGGCTTTCCACCACGCCGCGTCCCGCATAGGCATGGATGAAAGCCGGTGCCCGACCCACCCGCGCCTGCAGCCCCAGATGTTTGGCCACCGATCCCGCCCGCATCCGGAACAGCAGCACATCGCCCGCCCGCGCCTGATCCAGGGGCCTGGCCCGCAGATGCCGCAGGGCGGCCGCCCATAACAGCTCCTCGCCCTGTGGTTCGGACCAATCCATCGAATAGGCCGGCACCGCCTCGGGCTCCGCCCCCAGCACCTCGCGCCAGACCCCACGCAGAAGGCCCAGACAATCACAGCCCGCCCCCTTGCTGGCCTGCTGATGCACATAGGGCGTCCCGATCCAGCCGCGTGCGGCCTCCACGATCCGGCTCACCGCAGCGACCCGCCCGTGTTCGCCCCCGTTGACCGTGGCACCGCCACCACCCAGTCTTCGCCCGGCAGGTCCGGAAACCCCTGAAAATTCAGCAGGTTGTTGAATTTCAGCCGGCAGGTCTCCATCCGCTTGTCACAGCCCGCCACCAGCCTCACGGAGGTGCCCTCCGCCAGATCCCCCCGCAATGGCTCCCACAGTTCGATCACGCGCCGCACACCGTCGAAGCGGTCATGCTTGATCAACCCCCAGAGCCCCTGCGCGGTGCCGTCCAGCACCTCCAGCCGCCCCCGCGTGAACCACCCCGCCTCGAACCCCTGAAAGCTGTCCCAGGCAAAGATGCGACCCTCTTCCACATCCTGCACATTCCGCGTCTCGGCATAGCCCGGCGTCTCCAGCGCAAAACGACAGGTGCTGTCGCCCAACACCGCGGTACAAGGCTTCTGATAGGCCCGCCCCTGCGGCTGGTTCAGCACCTCTGTCAGACCGCGCAATTCGGCGCGAAAGGCACCCCCAACCCGGCGCAATTCACCAATCGTGCCGCGAAACTGCAGCTTGCGCTGGGATGTATCGGCCCAGTTGACCAGCCAGGCCTGCACCTGCGCCCCGTCAAACCGCCCCTGCTCGATCTCGTCCTCGCGCAGGGTCACATCGCTCAGCGCGCCCAGCGCCTCGGTGTTGTCCACCGCCAGCCCTGTGCTCTGCGCAATGGCCCTGGCGCTCAACCCGGTATCGGCGCGGAACAGCTCGCCCTCCATGACCAGCGGCACATCGTGATCGGTAAAGGCAAAGCTGACCCCGTCCCGCCGCGTGATCCGCCAGGCATGACACAGCGTCGTATGCCCGCTCTCCACATGCGCCTGCAGCGCCGCACTCACCCCGGCCATCAGATCCGCACCTCGATGACAGGCACATCCGGCACCTGCCCGGCCTGAAAACTGGCAACCGAGGTCAGGATGCGATCGGTGTCGAACCGGACGGGAACGTCAAATTCATAGCCCGCGCGAATTTCGATCTCCGGATCGGGCGGATGGGCAAAGCTGACGATGCCCGTGGTCAGATCCACCTCGTAATCAAGCCCCTCCTGCACTTCATCCTGCTCCAGCCCCAGGCGCACCGTGCCTGCAACCGGCTTGCGGATCGGGCGAAGATAGCTCTGCGTGCCGGAGCGATAGGTCTTGACCAGCGGGAAGTCGGCTTTCACCCCGTCACCATAGCCGATGGTCTGATCGTCAAAGGCAGGCTCCCGCGACGCCCGGCAGGATTTGTAATCCGCCCAATCCTTCCAGCGGAAACCATGCAGCTGCCCCATCCGCGCCTCGAAAAACCCGATCAGCAGTTGCAGATCGTCAATCGACCGCATCCCGAGACCCGCATCATAGACCCTGCGCGAATGCGCCCAGGGGGTGTTGCGCTCCTCGAACCCATTGGCCAGCGTCACCACATCCGTGCGCCGCTGCGGTCCGCCCATCGCGCCAAAGCTCAGGCTGGCGGGAAATCGTACCTCGTGAAATGCCATGATGCTGCTCCCTCCTATCTGTTGCGGTTGCCGGCACCCAGGGCGCGGCTCATCTGTGCGGCGATCTGCGACTGGCTGCGCTGGAACCCCTGCACATCCGGCGTGGTGATGTTCATCACCACCGTGGTGCCGCCCCCGGCCCCGCGCACCCCCAGCTTGCCGTCACTGCCCCGCGCCAGCGGCATGATCGCCTCCGGCCCTGCCTCGCCCATCACCCCCATGCCACCGCGCATCGGAAACGCCGTGGCCGAGCTGACCACGCCGCCACTGGCAAAGGGCATCACCCGCCCCTGGCTGAACGCAGCCCCATCGGCAAAGGGCAGGATGCCCTGCATGATATTGCCCACCCCCTGCGAGATCAGACCCCCGAAATGATCCGTCACTGGCCGCATCGCCGCATTATAGGTCGTGCGCATCAGCGACTGGGCCACCGTGGTCAGCGCATCCGACAGTTTCATCCCGTCGAACACCACGCCATCAAAGGCCTTGCGCAACCCCTTGCTCAGGCCCCGCTCCAATGTCGCCACATCCTTGCCGGTCGCGGCCAGCGACACCCGCATCCGCCCCAACTCGCCGTCAAAGGCCGCCACCAGACCACCGGTCTCGGCCAGCGTGGTGTTCAGCCCCTGCGCATTGTCCTCAAGCGCGTCCATGTCTTCAAACTCAGCCATCGCCGGTTTCCTTCCTCTGATCCGGATAGGCCGCCATCAGCGCCGCCAACCCATCGCTCAGCATCGGGGCCTGCGCGCCTGCGCGCCCCAGCATGATCTGCAGTTCCACCGGGGTCAGCGCCCAGAACACATCCGGGCTCAGCCGCAGCCCATGCAGCCCCGCCCGCATCAGCGCACCCCAGTCCAGAGATTGCCCGCTGCTCACTCCGGCACCACAAAGGCCCGCGCCAGCAGCTCCGCCGCCGCCCGCGCCGCCGCCATCGGCCCGCCTCCGATTTCCGCCTGCGCGAGGGCGGCATCGCTGATCCGCGCACCCCCGCCGCGCAGCCCCGCACCCAGCAGCGCCACAACATCGCGGCTGGCAAAGCTGTTGCTCTCGAAGCGCTCCACCAGGGCCACCAGCGAACCCGCCTCAAGCATCTCTTCCAGCTCGGCCAGCGCCCCCAGCGTCAGCCGCGCCACATGGCGCTGCCCGTCAATGACAACCGCCACATCCCCCCGCCACCGGTTGGCCATGCTCAAACCTCCGTGGCGTCGGGTGTGAACGCCAGTTCACCCGCCGACATCAGGCTGACCTCGAATGTCGCCTCCCCGTTCAGCGACCCGGCATATTCCAGCGCCGTCACCTGGAACGGCCCCTGCACAACGCCAAAATCAGGAATGATGATCTGGAAATCCGGCGTCAGCCCGTCAAAGAACAACTGCCGCGCGCGTTCATCGGTGCCCGCATCGCGAAACACCCCCGATCCGCTGATCGCGGCCGAACGCACCCCCGCTCCCACCAGCAACTCCCGCCAGCCCCCGGCACTGTCGAGCGTGGTGACATCCACGGTCTCCGCATTGAAACTCACGCGCGTGGCGCGCAACCCGGCAATGGTCTCGAATTGCCCGTCACTTGTCATGTCCACCTTGACCAAAAGGTCCTTACCAGCTTGAACAGCCATTTCACGTCTCCTGCTTGATCCCGAAAATTCTCGTCTCAGTCGTCCTGCACCCGCGCGGCAAAGCGCAGGTCGATCTGGCGCGCTGCACCGCTGTCGATGCGCGCGGCACGCGCCCGCTCGAACCGCAGTGACACCAGCCGCCCCCGGCTCAGGGCCAGATCCGCGTCATGCAGCACATCGCTGATCGCCGATCCCGCCTGTTTGGCGCTGGCAAACCCCGGCTGCGTCGTGATCACCGACACCGTGAACCGATGCAGCGCACCCGCCCCGGTCCCGTCTGAGGCATCTCTCGCCGTCTCACTGCCAAGCCGCACATAGATCGCAGGCAGGTTGCCCGATGGCACCGCGTCATAGATCGCCGTCCCCACGATGGCCCCCAGTGCCGCATCATTGCCAAGCGCCTCGAAAACCGCCGCCTGCAACGGCGCTGACCCCGCAAAACTCATGCCACCTGCTCCTCTTGCGCATGACAGATCAGGTAACGCCCATCCGGGTCGCGCTCTGTCACTGCCGTGATCTTGAAAACCCGCTGCCCGTCTCGCAGCCGCTGTTGCGGGCGTGGCCGTTCCGGGCTGCCAAATGGCGCGCCCCGTACAACAATCCGGAACCCTGCGCGGCTGACAAAAGCCCCGGCGGCCCGCGTCTCCCGCCCGGTCCGCGCCGTGATCTCCGCCCAAAGCGTGCCCAGCGGCAACCAGCCCTCGACAAAGCCCCCGGCCCCGTCCGGCAATTGCTCCGGCGTCTCCAGCACCATCGCATGGTTCAGGCGCGGCACATTCATGCCCCCAACCCCATGCGCACCGCGCGATAGCGCTCGATCAGGCTGCTGACCCCAAAGGGCATGCAGCCCCCGCTCAACCCGGTGTCATTGCGGTATTCATAGTAATGCGCCGCCAGCATCAGCACCGCCTGCCGCAGATCAGGGGGCACCCCCTCCCAATCCGCCGCAAACCCGGCCTCAAAGACGATCTTCACACTGCCCTGCCCGGGCACCCGCGGCAGCACCGACCCCGCCGGCCTCAGCCGCGGTGCCTGCATGCCCTGCTCCAGCCAATAGTCGGTCGCCGGCACTACGGTCTCCGCGCCGCCCTGCGCCACCAATGCGACCTGGCTGACCGCCTGCACCGGGGCCAGCGGCAGCTCCTGACCACCGGCATCACGCCATGCAGACAGCTCCAGGCTGAACGCGCGCCGCAATATCGCCTTGCCGGTGCGCGCCTCGATCGCGGCCGCGGCAGCCCGCAGGAACGACACGATCACCGCGTCCTGTACATCCTCCAGACCAAAGCCACTGCCCAACCGCAGATGTGCCTTGAACGCATCCACGGGCAAGGCATTGTCCGGGGCGGGTGTTACTTCGATCAACATCATGGATCATCTCCAAAAATCGCCCCCTCGGGCGGTGGTCGTCATCATTCCGGGCGCGCACCCACCCGCACCGCTCGGTCAGAGGGGAGCAGCTAGGCGATGCGAAGATGTCTTCGGGCGCGCACCCGAACCGAGGTCAGGTCCCCCCGGCCCCGGCATCCGTCACGGGCTGTTAGGCCGTGCCGAATTTCAGCAGCTTGATCGCGGCGAAATCGCTCACGTCGCCGCCCACGCGCTTGGTCGCGTAGAACAGCACATGCGGCTTGGCGCTGAACGGATCGCGCAGGATGCGCAGATCGGGGCGCTCCGCCACCGTGTAGCCGGCCGCAAAATCGCCAAAGACGATGGAGATGGAATCCGACCCCGGATCGGGCATGTCCTCTGCCACCAGCACCGGATAGCCCATCAGCTGCGCAGGCTCGCCCGCCGCCAGACCATCAGACCACAGGAACCGGCCATCCGCGTCCTTCAGCTTGCGCACCAGCGCCGTGGTCTTGGAATTCATCACGAAGGACCCGTTGGCGCGGTACTGCGCCCCCAGCGCATAGACCAGCTCGATGATCGCATCGGCGGTCACGCTGCCATCCACGCCGCTTGGTACATAGCCAAGGTTGCCCCAGTCCCACAGATCATTGTCGACGCTGGCATGGGTCAGGAACCCCCTGGGCTTGTCCACGCCGTCCCCGTTGATGAAGGCCTGCGCTTCGGCCCGCGCGAACTTGTTGGCAATGCGCCCGGCCAGCCAGCCCTCGATGTCAAAGGCACTGTCATCCAGCAGCCGCTGCGATGCCTTGGGCAAGGCCGACAGCTCATGCAGCGGGATGGTGATCCGGTCGATCTGCGGCGTGTCGGTCTCCGCCTGCGGCCCCGCCTCGGTGGCCCAGCCTGCCCCCACATCCGTATGATCCACCAGCACGTCATAAGAGGTCGCCTCGACCCGGACGACACTGGCAATCGCGCGGATCGACGCCGTTGCGTTCAGCACCGATTGCACGGTCTCCGAGGTCTGCGGATCGACCAGATAGCCGCCATCCGAATTGACAGCCGTGGACAGCGATTTGCCCTCCAGCTCCAGCCCGCGCAGGCCATCGTCATCGCCATTGCGCAGATAGGCGTTGAAAGCCTTCTGGTGCGGCGCAGCCGCCTCCACGCCACCGGCCAGCGGGGTCCGTACAGTCATCTTGCGGTCCAACATTTTCACTCGCTCTTCTGTTTGTTGAAGTTTCATCTCAATTTCGCCCCGGAAGCCCTTGAAGTCGGTGACAAAACCCGTCACCGCCTGGCGAACCTCCTCCGCCGGAGACAGCTCTGTGCCCCCCGTTTCGGTCTTGCTCATCAATTGTCCTCACTTGGTTCAGCCGCGGGAGGTCCCGCGCGCCAGTTCAGCGCGCGCCCCGTCAAAGGCCGCCGCCATCTCCCGCAGCACGTCGCCCAGGGGCGCACTGTCCCCCTTGGCGCCGACCCGCGCACTGGGCAGCATCGGGAAGGTCACCAGGGACACCTCCCAAAGCTCCAGTTCCGACAAGAGCCGCTGGCCCTTCGTGTTCTTGCTCGCCCGCACCGTGCGATAGCCGATCGACAACCCGTCAATCGCCCCCGCCGCGATCAGCGCCGCCGCCTCGCGGCCCTTCGCCACGCTCGACAGGATGCGCCCCTTGACCCAAAGGCCCCGCGCATCTTCGCGGACCTCGTCCCAGACCCCGATGGGCTGGGCCGGATCGTGTTGCCACAGCATCTTGATGCTGCGCCCCGCCGCCGCGACCGCCTTCAGACTGGCGGCATAGGCCCCGGCTTCCACCACGTCACCGCCCTGATCGGCATCGCCGAACAGGCTGGCATAGCCGCTGATCTCGGTGCCGCCCTCGACCGCGATGGCCTGTCCGAAGCGGGCAAACTTGCGCTCCAGCCCCGGCATACCGCCGGACATATCTTTCCCATTCCCCGGAACCGCCCCGAGGTCGCCTTGATCATGATCCATGACAACTCCTGTGAATTTCAGATGTTCAGGGGGTAACCGCCAGGAACGACTGCACCGCCTGCGCCAATATCACCGCAACCACCCCATAGACGGTCAGCCACAATCTTCGTTCCATCCGCGCCATCACCCCTTCAAGCTGATCCAGCCGGCGCATCAGGTTCTCCCGATGGATGCGGCTGACTTCCTCATGGGCCTGCAACCGCAACCCCGGCGCGCAATCGAACCGCTCGAACCCCGGCTCATGCATCGTCAGCCACCGCAGGCAGCCCCAGCAGACTGCGCTTTTCCGCCTGGCTCAGGAAATCCGCCTGCGCCACCCGCGCCCATTGCGCGTCACGTTCTCCGGCCAGCGCGGGCACCTGGTCCAGATCGGGCTTCAGCTCCAGCACCTCGCCGCTGAACCCTGCCATCCAACCTGCCAGCGCCGCGGTGACCCGCGTGGCCAGCGGCAGCACCGTCAGGCGATAGAACGCCCGGTGCGCCTCCTGGTAATTGGCAAAGGTCGCATCCCCCTGGATGCCCAGCAGCATCGGCGGCACCCCATAGGCCAATGCAATCTCCCGCGCGGCGGCCTCCTTGGTCTTCTGGAACTCCATGTCGCTGGGCGAGAACCCCATCGGCTTCCAGTCCAGCCCGCCTTCCAGCAGCATCGGACGCCCCGCATTGCGCGCACCCTGATGATGGCTCTCCATCTCGCTCACCAGCCGCTCGTACTGGTCCTCGCTCAGCTTGCCTTGCCCCTCGATCCCCTTGTAGACGATGGCCCCCGAAGGACGCGCCGCATTGTCCAGCAGCGCCTTGGACCAGCGCGAGGCCGCGTTATGCACATCCATCGCCATCGCAGCGGCCTGCATCGGGGCAAAGCCGTAATGATCGTCCTGCGGATGGAAGTTCCGGATATGACAGATCGGCCTTGCCCCTTCCGCCACCTCGAACCGGTGCCTGGCCCCGCCAACGGCATATTCATAGGCCACCGGCCAGCCATCGGCCCCCGGCACCACCGACATCCGGTCAGAGCGCAAGACATGCAACTCCACCGGCAGGCCCCCGGCACCGCCCACCGCCTCGACATAGCCATTGCCGCTCAACAGCAACTGCGCATAAAGCGCCTCCAGCAGCTCCGCCCGTCCCTGCGCCCCATTGGGCCGCGCCAGAAGCGCCGCCAGCGGATGCGCCTCATAGCGCCGCTCGGCATCCTGCACCACCAGCGGCAAGGCCGCCGCCGCCTCCGCAATCAGCTTGACGGAGCGGAACCCGACCGGGTTGGCACAGAACCCGGTGCGCGTCAGGCTCACCGTGTCGCGCGGGCTCCAGGCCACGCGGCCAGAGGTCTGATAGGCCACCACCGGCCCGGTCGCCGAAGCCTTCTGCTCCGGCACGCCCGCCGCCGCCGTCCCGCGCCGCAGAAAATCAAACACCATACCGTCGCTCCTCATGTCTCTTGCTGTCGGAACCCGTCTCATCCGACGCAGGAACACTTTGCCTCAAACTGATTAAGGTCCTGAAACCCCACCGCCCGGTGGGGTGCGCAACACCCGATTCTTCCTGCCGGAGATACGCAATCATCCGGCGGCTACAGGCTCCGCACACCGGGTGACCGCCATTTCGCCGCAGGTTCGATCATCAGCTCATGCAGCGCCCAGACCAGCGCATCGACCCGGTCGGGCGAACCGCCACCCTCGAACCCCTGCGCGGTCATCCGGCACATCTGGTCCTCCAGCCTGTCCAGCCCCCTGACATGGCGCACCCGGCCCTGCTCATAAAGCGCTGCAACCGGCTCTGCCCGTGCCACCTTGCCCCGGCTCGCATGTACCGATTTGAGCGGCACCAGCGGGTCGACCCCGCGCAGCACCTCGCCCACCATCTGACCACCCTGGTTGACCTCAGCCACCAGCCGGTCCGCACCAAAGCGTTCCATCGCGGTAATCGCCGCGCGTGCCCAGCCCGTCGGCGTCGCCCCCTGCACCGTCGCATCCGCCAGGACATAGGCCCGCCAATCCTGCACCGGCCCGCGCGTCTGCGCGCCCACCACCACGATCCCGCATTCGTCCGAAGCACTGCCCGATGTCGTCGCCGGGTCCAGCCCCACGACAATCCGGTCCAGTTCCGGCAGCCGCGCCACCTGCGCCGCCTCCAGCATCGCGGTTGTCCACAACGCCCCCTCAGGCTCCGCCAGCAGAACGCCCTCCAGCTCCTGCCGCCCCATGCGCGTGCCCGCATAGCGCGCCATCACCTCGTCAAGGAAGGACTGCGCCAGATGCGCGGCATTGGCCTGTGTCGGCGCATGGGTCGTCACCGTCGAGGGCGAGGCCAGCAGCGCCTTCAACACCCCCACATTGCGCGGCGTGGTGGTGACACAAACCCGCGGGTCCTCGCCCAGCCGCAGCGCAAACTGCAACTGGTCCCAGGTCGCCTGCGCCTTTTTCCACTTGGCCAGCTCATCCACCCAGGCCGCGTCGAACTGCGGCCCCCGCAAACCTTCGGGGTCATGCGCCGTATGCACACAGGCCTCGGCCCCGTTGGGCCAGACCAGCCGCTTGCGGCCGGCCTCCCACACCGGCCTGCGGTCCTCGGGCGAACAGGCCAGGATGCCGCTGTCGCCAAAGATCATGACCTCGCGCACCTGCTCGATGGTCTCGCCCACCAGCGCCACCCGGCGGCATTGCCCCGGGTCCAGCGGCATCGGCCCCTCCACCATCGACCGGACCCATTCGGCACCGGCACGGGTCTTGCCCGCGCCGCGTCCGCCCATCACCACCCAGGTCCGCCAGGCGCCTTCGGGTGGCAGCTGATGGTCCATCGCCCAGAACTCGAACAGAAACGGCAATGCCAGCAGCTCCCCCTCGTCAAGGTCATCAAGAAACTGTTTTTGGAGGTCTGCACCGGCGCAGGCGATCCAGCTTGCACCCGATCTCAAACCGGGCTTTGTCCAGATCGAGGGCATAGGCTCCCCTTGCGATGCCAGCTTGTCTGTTTCTGTTTTCAT